GATATGTTGAAGTCTATTGAGAAGATTAAAAAGAAGACGCCAGGTAATGGGTTCGCTAAGATGCAGTGTAAGGAACGAATTGCAGAGTTGGAAAAAATCTTTGATGAGATTGACTATGCAGCCCAGATTACCTATGATTAAAAAAGATCAAAATAAGTGAAGAAAGTGCTTGACTTTGTTATCATAACATGGTATATTGATCAAGTAACAATGAGAAAGAGGTTTTATTATGAAGTTTGAAAAGTGGTTAGATACGTTGGTTGAAGAAAAAGGTCTTGACTTAGACCATACCTTTGAGTACAACGGCCCAGTCTATGGGATGAATATGATTCCATTGGAATCAGTGGTTGAACAAATCAAGGCGTTTCATCCTCAAACCCAAGAGATGACAAAGAATAGATTGGTTGAGATTGATTTTAAAAACGGTGATGTAATGCATTTCTTTGGTTACATTGCACAGAAAATGGCGATATAGGAGAATATATTATGGGATTACATATTGAAGTTTATAAGAATGGTAAGTGGGATTGCACAAATGGTGGAGTTACCTCTGGCGATATTAAAGGTCTTTGTATTGAAAACGTAAGTGGGCCGTTTAATCCAAGTGAGGATTATCCTGCTGCTCAGTTAGTTTCAAGGAATGTTATGGGTAGAACAATCGTTCACATCGTTCCTACTGCTGAGATTGAAAAGGGTTCGTGGACTATGATGGGTGGACACTATGGTTCAACATCAGATTCAAGGTTCAGCGAAAAGGTTGAAGAGATGATGGGTACACCATTCTATGGGGCTCTTGCAATTCACGATAGAGTTGAATAAAAGTGAAGAAAGTGCTTGACATTGGCTAATTACTATGGTACTATGATCAAGTAAGATAAAGAAAGAGGTTATATTATGAATACAAATATTGAAAAGATTGTGAGTGAGATTGTTGACTTTGTTGCTTACGTTGAGAGTTTCTACGGTAATGTGCCTGATGCCATTTACCCTATCGGTGCGACACCCAATATGATTTTGTCTGCTACTAAGAAGTATATTAATGACAGACCAGATGATTTTTGTGGAGACAGTCTTGACCGTGAAAGAGTTAGAGACATTATGATTAATGATTATGGATTGGAGTGGAAATAATGAATGATATTTTAAAAGACATTGATGACCTTACGGTTGTTTTGGATGCCATCAAAGTTGGAATTAAACCCGACTCTGTGTGTGATGCGATTGAGAAAATCATCGCTGTCAAGAAATCCCAAGTTGAATTGTTTGAGTTTGATTTGGAAAAAGAATTTAACAATGAAATGAAAGAGGTAGCCTAATGAGTAAAGTAAAAAACTGGATTATGGATATGGAAGAGTCAGTTCACGCTGCTCTTGATTCCAATTGTACTACAGTTGAACAAGTGATTGCATTCGTAAAGAATGATTCCGATGTTCAACTTTGTGATGAAGTGTTTGTCACAGAATACTTTAATGAGTGTATGGAGGCTGTTTAATGTTTGAGACAACAATTAAATTTCAGACTGAAGTTGGTAGTTCTGTTATCAACCGTTCAACTGGCATCTTTATTGGTGAGACTGAAGAGTCTTCTGTTCAAACCGCCCTATCAGAGTTTGCTACTCATTATGGCAAACCACAAGACATTCTAGAAATCAAAACTCTAGATAAGACAAAAGACTAATCCAATCTGCCCTTAGCTCAGTTGGATTAGAGCAACAGCCTTCTAAGCTGTAGGTCGCAAGTTCGAGTCTTGCAGGGCAGGCCAATCCAAAGGGAGAGCATCATCGCTCTCCCTTTTTCGTTATAAATAGTGGCAGGAGATTTATGAATGTCAAATTATTTTAGCGGGATGGATGGGTTCATCTGGTTCACAGGCGTAGTTGAAGATAGAAACGATCCAGACAAACTTGGTCGTGTTCGTGTTCGTTGCGTAGGATACCACACAGATAACATCCAGAAAATTCCAACTTCCGATTTACCTTGGGCATGGGTTATGATGCCAACAACATCATCAGCACTAAATGGTATTGGTGAGTCACCTTCCTTTATAGTTGAAGGCAGTTGGGTTATTGGTTTCTGGCGTGACCCTCAAACAATGCAAGAACCTATTATCATGGGTACACTGCCTGGCGTTCCATCCGTATCTCCAAACAAAGACAAAGGTTTCAATGACCAAAGAGAAGACCCAGACTATGGGCCTTATCCTATAACTATTGAAGAGTCTGATACAAATAGACTTGCACGAAATGATGAAGACAAGCAACATACAATGCTTAAGAGCAAAGATGATGCACAGACAAAAGAAGTTCCTATTGCAAATGCAAAGCCCATTATCGGAAGTTCTGATGCTACGGTTGATGCTTCTGCAACAGTAGATACAATTAATGATACAACTACAGAAACTAAGTGGAATGAACCTCTTACTTCAGACAAATCTTCTAAGGAAGATACAACAAGATACGCATCAAAGTATCCCTACAATCATGTTATGGAAACAGAGAGTGGACATATCGTAGAATATGATGATACAAAGAATGCAGAACGAATACAAGAATATCATAAGAGCGGAACATTCTATGAGATAGATGCTGATGGAAATAAAGTTACTAGAATTGTAGGGAACAATTACAACATTGTTGCTGGTACAGATTTTATAAACGTAAAGGGTGATGTAAACCTTACGATTGATTCAAACTGCAAGACATATATTAAAGGTGATTGGGATATCCAAGTTGATGGTAACGTCAATGAGGTAATCAAAGGAACACTAACACAAGATGTAACTGGAGCAGTATCAGAAACTTACAAAGCAGAAAAAACAGAAAACGTAACAGGACTTGTTTCGGAAACATATCAAGCAAGTCAAACAACAAATATTACAGGAACACTAGACTTGGATGCTTCATCTGAAGTAGACGTTGATGCTGGTGTAATTAATCTAAACTAGGAGATGATATGCCGGCAGTTACAAGAGTAGGTTTAGATAGTCATGTTGGTCATGCAAGTCCTACACCAAATCCATTTCATAAAACATCATATGCAACAGGTTCTTCAAACGTATTAACGAATGGAGCACAGACAACTAGGATTGGAGACACGACAGGTTGTGGTGACCCAGCGACAGGTGGTTCTGGTACTGTCTTTGTTAATGGTATTCCAGTTCACAGAAAAGGTGATGGTACAGGTGGACATGGGAGTTGGGTGCCAAATGCATCATCTTCTGGTTCTCCAAATGTAAATGCTGGTGGTTGACGTTATAAATAATAGAAAAGGATAATCACATGGCAGTTCAATCAGCATACAGAGATGCAGAGCGTACAAACGATTCAAGTCGTAGTGTCAAAAAGTTTAAAGACCTTAACTTGAATTTCACAAAGCATCCAAGTACAAAAGACGTAACAACTCTTTCTGACGCAGCTTCTGTTAAGCGTAGTGTTAGAAATCTTGTTCAGTATGGTATGTATGAAAAACCTTTCCATCCAGAGATTGCCTCTGGTGTTAGAGATTTGTTATTTGAACCAATGAGTCCATTCTCTTCAAACATTCTTGCAAGAAAAATTGAAGATGTAATTAATAACTTTGAACCAAGAGCTTTACTCGCTGGAGTTAATGTTACTCCAAGATTTGATAATAATGAATATGAAGTAACCGTAGAGTTCTATATCAACAATGCTCCGTCTGAACTTGTTGACTTATCCTTTACTTTAGAGAGAATTAGATAAATGGCAACCACAGATAAAAGATTAACAATTACAGATTTAGACTTTGATGATATTAAAGCAAATCTAAAAACATTTATGCGTAATCAATCAGAGTTTACTGATTATGATTTTGAGGGTTCTGGAATAAACGCTGTACTAGATGTGCTTGCGTATAATACACACTACCTTGCAATGAATGTAAATATGGCTGCAAATGAAATGTTCTTGGATACTTCTTCAATCAGAAGTTCCGCTGTTTCTCATGCAAAGACTTTAGGTTATATTCCCAACTCTGTTCGGGCGCCTGTTGCATATATTGATGTTACTTTAAACAACTTTGGTGCTACCACTATTGCTACTCTTCCAAGAGGAACAAAGTTTAATGCATCCGTTGATGATGTTAACTATGACTTTGTAACTGTTTCCGATTTTACTGCACTCGCTTCTAACAGTGTATTATCATTCTCTAACATTCCAATCTATGAGGGAACTTATACTACAAATAGATATACAGTCAACACACAGAACGTAGATCAAAGATTTGTTCTTACGAATAATCGTGCAGATACCACAACAATGAAAGTTCAAGTGTTCCAATCATCTGACTCTACGCAATCTATAACATACACTCAAGCAACAGATATCACTCAAGCGGGTTCAACTGCTAATGTTTATTTTTTACAAGAAGTAGAAGATGGTAAGTTTGAAATATACTTTGGTGACGGTATTGTTGGTCGTGCATTATCTAATGGTAATGTTGTTGTTATAACATATGTTGTTACTAATAAGACAGCAGCAAATACTGCTACAGGTTTTAATACATCCGCTAGTATTTCTGGTATATCAGATATAACTGTTGCAACATCTGAAGCGGCTTCTGGTGGTGCAGAAGCAGAAAGTATTAAGTCTATTAAACTTAACGCTCCTCTTGATTACGCATCACAGGGTAGAGCAGTAACACCAGATGACTACAAAGTTATCATTCCAAAAATTTATGCTAATACTAAATCAGTTCAAGTATGGGGTGGAGAAGATAATGCCACTTCTGTATACGGTAGAGTTTATATTTCAATTGTTCCCACAACAGGAGCAGTAACTACAGCTGCTAAGGCTGACATTGTTAGAGAACTGAAAAGTCTTTATACCATTGCATCAGTGACGCCAGTTATTGTTGACCCTGTAACAACCTTTATTAGATTCCAAACTAATTTCAAATATAACGAAAAAGATACAACACAAACAAAAGAATCTTTGATTAGTAAAGTTACTACTGCATTAACAAATTATGATTCAAATGAACTTCAAAGCTTTGAAGGTATTTTTAGACATTCTTATGTAACTGGACTTATTGATGATACGGATGATGCTATTCTATCTAACGTAACCACAGTAAAATTATCTCAACGTATTACTCCTACTTTGAATACAGAAACAAAATATAATCTAGACTTTAACAATGCATTATACTATCCACACAGTGGACATGATGCTACTGGTGGTGGAATACTTTCTTCTACTGGATTTAAAATTTCTGGAAATACAAATGAAATGTTTTTGAATGATGATGGTATGGGTAATATTAGAATGTATTATATCACAGGTGGTTCAACAAAAACTTATGTAAATGATACTGCTGGTACAATTGATTATGCCACTGGTACGATTGTCCTTACAGCATTAAACATTACTTCAATTTCTGATGTTGACCTTTCCACATCAAATACAATAAGAGTTGTTGTGATACCAAGTTCATATGATATTGCAGCTGTACGAAATCAAATATTAAAAATAGACTTCACTAATTCACTTGTTGCCGCTGACGTAGATACAATTGCATCTGGTGGTTCTGCTGCTGGAACATCTTATACAACATCTACTGTTTACTCATCGTCATCAACAGCATCAACTAGCACTGGTTATTAAAAATGTCTAATGATAATACCCTTGTAAATAAGGTATCTCCATTAATACAAACTCAACTGCCCGAATTCATTCAGTCAGACCATCCCCTATTTGCTAGTTTTTTAAAATCGTATTATCAATTTCTAGAAAGTGCTGAAGTAACTTTTAGTGAGGTTAATAACTATCTTGTTCAAGAAACAACATCTCCACAATTCATTCTTGACCAACAAGGAGATAATGTTGTTCTTGAAGACTCTGTAGCAAAGTTTACTGTCGGAGAAACTATTACTGGTTTAACTTCTGGAGCTACAGCAAAGGTTCTAGTGGATGATGTAGATAATAACAAAAGACTTTTTATATCTGCACAGTCTCAATTTATTATTGGGGAAACTGTCAATGGGTCTACTTCAAACTCTTCTGGTACTATATCAAATTACAAAGCGAACCCTGTACAAAACATTCAACAACTTTTGGGTTATGCAAACGTAGACACTACTGTCTATGATTTCTTAGATAGATTTAGAGATTCGTTCCTAGACGGAATGGTTGACAACATTAATAGTGGTGTTGATAAAAGAAAACTAATTAAAAATATTCGTGACCTCTACATATCAAAGGGTACAAAAAAAGGACATGAATTATTCTTCAGACTTCTTTTAAATGAAGAAGCAACTATTTCTTATCCTACAGAAAATCTTTTAAGACCGTCTGATGGTCAGTGGACTTTCAGAACTATTATGAAAGTTCAAGAACTAACTGGTTTTGTTAGTGAACTTATTGGTCAAACGATTACTGGTCAGTCATCAACTGCTACTGCAATTCCAACATCAACTCTTGGATACAGAGAATCTAACACAAGTATTCAAGAAATTGAAATTGATACAAACTTAATTGTAGGAACATTCGCCGTTGGGGAAACTGTCAAAGGAACTTCTGTTACAAATGACACAGACGTATCCTTTAAAATTCTAGGAATGGTAACAGGAGCTACAGTTTCAAATCGTGGTCTTTATTACACTGCTGGACAATCTGTTCCAATTGCTACAGGGGGAAGTGCTACAGCAACTGCTACAGTAGAAACTGTTGGTGTGGGTGGAGTTGATAATATTATAATTGATACGGTTGGTAGTAACTATGCAACTGGTGACACAATTAACTTTAATAATACTGGAACAGATGGTACTGGTGCTGCTGCTCAAATTTCTGTAGTTGGTGGAGCCCTTGCTCCAGAGACAGGTGATGTTAATGAATATGGAATGGCACTTACAGACCATATTTTATTAGAAGACTTTACTCAATCAGTAATGGGTGATACTTATCATGGAACAAAGATTGTTCTTGAGGATGCTACATTTGGTAATGCGCCAGGCAGTAGTGTAAATGAACGTGGTTCTATTACAGACATTAGATTAATTAATAGTGGTACAGGATATAAAAGTCTTCCCTTTATTTCTTCTATATCAACTGCTTCTGGTACTGGAGCTAAACTTCTTGGTAAATCAACAAGTGGTATTGGACAGATTGAAGGTATTACATTCTCAAATTTTGGTTTCAATTACACCTCTGCACCAACGATAAGTCCACTACGTCATGTTATCATAACAGGAATAACTGGAACATTTTCTGCTGGGAATTCATTAACATCTCATACAGGTAAAGTTGTAACCTTTGATACTGTAAGACAACTTATGACAATTGACACAACAGCTAATCTAGCTGTAGGAAATACAATTGCTACTTCGGGTGCTAGTGGTGTTGTTGCTGATGTAAACATTGGTGTTGCAACTGCAACTATCGGACAGGTTGGTACAACAACTGGCGATTTCTTAGGAGAGTTTGGTAAAGCATCTTCAGATGTTATGAGAATTCAAGACTCTAATTATTACCAAGACTATTCCTATGTGGTTAAAGTTGGTGAGGGTATTGCTAGTTGGAGAAGTGCAATCAAGAAAACTGTTCACCCTGCTGGTTGGGCTGTGTTCGGAGAAGTTGCAACAGTTAACAAAGTAAGTGCTGGAGTACAGGTACAACAGGTAGAATCATTTACACCAGAACTCGCATCTCTATTCTCTACAATCTTTACAACTATTTTTGGTAGAAGACTTGGTGTAGCAGGAACAACAACACTTAGGGCAAACGCTAAGTTGGGTAGTAATGCAATATTAAACTCTGGTGAAAGAGATGTTACATTAACAAAAGTTAATACTATATTTGTAGGAACTGCCAGAGTAGCAAAGTATACTGGGCCCACATTAGATTTACTTCCTAAGTACGCATTTTCAATTGGGCCAAGAACTACTGAAAATACACTTGCACACTATCCAACTATAGTGTCTAAAGCAAAGAGCGATACAAATGATTTTGCATATTTTAATATTGGACAATTTGCAGATATAAAAATTAACCAAGTATCTGATAGTAATGGTAACATACCAGCTTCAGCATTCGTCACAAAGTCAAATGTGCCACCGCCTGGATCTATTGAGATATCAAATACTTCTAGTAAGTTTGATACCACTAATATCAGTTTTGACAGTAACTTGAAGACTTTTGATGCACAGTAGTTGTAGAAGTCTTATAAATAAGAGTATAGGAATTTAGGAGAAACACATGGCGTATCAAGCAATTGGATTAGGGTCTTCAGCCAACGATGGTAATGGTGACACAATCCGTGCTGGTGGAGATAAAGTAAATGATAACTTTGTAGAATTGTATACTAAACTTGGTAACGGTTCTGCATTATCGAACATTACTTTCCCTACTGGAACTGATACTATTGTAGGAAGAGCAACTACGGACACTCTTACTAACAAAACAATTACTGCTCCCACCATTAACGGAGTAGTTGGTGGAACTCAAACTTCAGCAACAATCACTACACTTACAACTGCTGGAATTACTGGAACTGGTGGTGCTCTAGAAGTTACACCAGCTAATAATATACTTGAGATTAGAGGTAATGGTTCATCAGTTGAAGGGCAGATTAAACTTAACTGTCATGCAAACACACATGGACAAACACTTAAAGCACAACCACATAGTGCAAGTATAACAAACACAATGTTGCTTCCTATTGGTGCAAGTTCTACATTGGTGAGTTTGATATCTGCTGATACACTTACAAATAAAACTTTAACTTCACCAGATATTAATACACCAGACATTGACGGTGGTACTATTGATGGTGCAGTAATTGGTGCAAACACTCCAGCTGCAATTACAGGTACAGCAATTAGTGGAACATCTATTGCCGTTACTGGCACTGCTGGTGCAATGACACTGAACTCAGTAACAACAACTCAACGTAATGCATTGACTGCTGCTGTTGGAATGGTTGTATACAATAGTACTACAAGTAAAATTCAAGCATACGCTGGTAGTGCTTGGGTTGACTTACATTAAAGGATAGATAAGAATGGCAATTGATAAAATTACAGCTAGTGGTCTTGGAGATGGTGGAGTAACAACTGCTGATTTGGCAGATGGTGCTGTATCACTTGCAAAACTTTCTGCATCTGGAACAAAAAACAATACAACATTCCTTCGTGGAGATAATACGTTTTCTGCATTGTCAACCACTCTCGCTGGACTAGATGATACTACAGTAAACTCAGGCGACCCAGCATATAATAGTAATGTTGCTGGTGCATCAGTTGGTCACATTTGGGTTAACTCAACTTCTGGTGAGGTTTATGTTCTAACAAACGCTACAAACAACTTAAATGTTTGGACAAATATTGGTGATGGAACTGGAACTCTTAACGCCTCATATAATATATCAGACATCCTCGTAGTCGCTGGAGGCGGCGGCGGTGGTGCTCGTGGAGGCGGTGGTGCTGGTGGTATGCTTCAAGCAGCAGGTTATAGTATTTTAACTGGTAACACAATCACAGCAACCGTTGGTGGTGGTGGTGACCAAGGTAGTGCTGGTGATGGTAATGATGGGGGCAACTCTGTTCTTGCAACAAATGGTGGTCAATGGTCAACACTAACTGCAATCGGTGGTGGTGGCGGCGGTCAAACAAATGGTCGTACTGGTGGTTCTGGTGGCGGTGGTGATTATCAAGCATCTGGTGGTGCTGGAACTGCTGGACAAGGAAATGCTGGTGGTGCTGGTGCTGGCTCTGCTACTGTAACTGGTGGAGGCGGTGGTGGAAAATCTGCTGCTGGTTCTAATGGTGTTGGTAACTCAGCTGGTGGTGCTGGTGGTGCTGGTTTAGCAGACTCAATTACTGGTTCATCCGTAACATACGCTGGTGGCGGTGGAGGTGGTTCTGAAACAGTTCGTGGTGGTGAAGCCGGTGCAGGCGGCGGTGGTAGAGGTGTTTTCTTATCAGGCTCTGGATGGAATGCTCAAGGTGATGTTGGTGATTCTGGAACTCCAAATACTGGTGGAGGCGGCGGTGGTTCTTATAATGGTGGTGTCATTGGTGGACACGGTGGTAGTGGTGTAGTTATTATTGTTGTACCTACTGCAAGATATAGTGGAACAACATCTGGTTCACCAACAGTCACAACAGTGGGTGCAAACAAAGTAATTAAATTTACCTCTTCTGGTACATATACAGCATAGGAAAACAAATATGACATATTTCGCAAAAGTATCAAGTGATGGAACAGTACTAGACGTTATTGTTGCAGACCAAGATTTTATTGATAACAATACAGAAAGTTCAGATGACCATTCTTATGTAGAAACATTTATGGATGCAGATGGAAAATCTAAAAAATATAATTATGCATCAAAGGGTCATATGTATAATTCTGATGCTAAGGCATTTCACAGGTTACAACCTTATGCAAGTTGGAAACTGAACACAACAACATATTTGTGGGAGCCTCCTGTTGCACAACCATCTAGTGGTAAACACGAATGGGATGAAGGTACTCAAAAATGGGTTGCAGTAACCGAATAAATAAGATTATAGGAAAAAACAATGGCAGCGATAATTACAGAAAAATTTAGACAAGCAAATGCAGATACATTTTTTGCAAACTTGTCTTCCAGCAAATATTATATGTTTGTTGGAAAGTCACAACCGTGGACTTCAGAAGGTGCGGCTTCGGATAGTAATCCACCCACACCAATTGATAGTGTAGCGCCCGAATCTTATTATTGGGATGATATGTTGGCAGCAAAACTAATTGCTGGTTCAAACATTTCTTATGTAGTTCCTCGTAGAAATTTCTCTACAAGTTCTGCATTCGATATGTATCGTCACGATGTTTCGGGAACAACTACTACTGGTAACTACCCAGCGAAAACAACTTCGTCAAGTGGTGCTACTAGTGTATATGATTCTACATATTACTTCTTAACAAGTGCTAATCGTGTGTATAAGGTATTATATAATGGTGACCAACTTCAAACTGGTGCATCTAATATTTCGGGTTCTGAACCAACAACAGAATCAACTACACCATTTTGGCAGGATGGGAATTATTATCTAAAGTATATGTATTCACTAACTACTTCAGAAGTTCAAAACTTTTTAACTACTGATTTTATGCCTGTATCAAATACTGCAAACGCTGTAGTTGATAGGGGTATCTATGTATTTTCGGTAACAACTGCTGGGTCATCGTATCCAAATGGAACTTTCTATTCACCACTTCGTGGTGATGGTACTGGTGGTAAGATTGCTCTCGTTGTTGCTGGTGGTTCAATTACAGAATTTGGTTCTAATAATTCAACCAGTTCATATATGTATGCGCCGGGCAGTGGATATAGTTTTGCAAACATCGACCTTAGTGCTGCTAATATCTTTACAGACAATGGTTGTTCAACTGCAATCTCTGGTTCAGTTGCAACTGCATGGGGGAATGCGACTACTGGTGTTATCAGAACAATGATTGAACCAAAGGGTGGTCATGGTTCTGACGATATCGCTGAACTTGGTGGACATTATATTATGGTTCAAGGTAAATTTGAACCTACTGATACTGATGCAACACAAGTCAATGATTTCAGAAGAGTTGGTTTGTTAAAGAATCCATTCGCTACTGCGTCTGGTGCTGTTTCAACCCTTTCAACTGCAAGACAAACTAGAGCAGTTATTTTTAGTGGTTCGATTTCAACTAACTTCCAATCAGATGAAAAGATTACACAAGCAACAACTGGTGCTCAAGGTAGAGTAGTAGAATTTGATGCTTCCAATAAAATACTATATTACGTTCAAGAAAAGTATACCACTTACGGCCTAGATAGTAGTGGTAATATGACATTGTTCTCTGGTGCAAATGCAATAACTGGTTCAACATCTTCTGCTAGTTATACACCAAACACAAGTTCTTCTGCAACTGTAAATACAACACTATTTGCTAGTGGATATTCAGTACCAGAACTAACTCAAGATACAGGAGAAGTTCTGTACGTTGAAAATAGAAGAGCAATCTCAAGAGCAAGTGACCAAACAGAAGATATTAAAGTCGTAGTGGAATTTTAAAACATGGCACAGAAAACAGATTTAAACGTATCACCATATTATGATGACTTCAATGTTGACGATGATTTTCATCGTGTACTCTTTCGGCCTGGATTTGCAATCCAAGCAAGAGAACTAACTCAACTACAGTCAATCTTACAAAACCAAGTTGAAAAGCATGGAAGACATATGTTCAAAGAAGGAACACTTGTTATCCCAGGCCAAACTGGTTTTACTAATGAATTTTATGCAGTCAAACTGCAAAGTACTTTTAACTCTGGTGCAATTGCTGGATACCTCTCATCTTATGTTGGTTCAACCATCACAGGTGCAACCTCTGGTGTTACTGCAAGAGTTGTTGCTGTCGATGCTGCTACAACTACAGACCCAGAAACTTTATATGTAAAGTATCTATCGTCTGCAACTAATACTTCTGGTACTTCGGTTGCAAACGTAACAACAGAGTTTATTGATGGGGAATCTATTCAATCAGATATAGTAATCAATTCATTAAATGCTGGTTCTAACTCTGCAACTCTTTTATCATCTGCTGCTACTGCACAAGGGTCTTCTGCAAGTATACAAGAAGGTGTATACTTCATTCGTGGAAATTTTGTTCGTGTGACAGAACAGAGAATTGTTCTGGACAAGTATACAAACACTCCTTCTTATCGTGTCGGTCTTACTGTCACAGAAAGTTTAATTACACCAGAAGCAGATACTTCTCTTTTAGATAATGCTACTGGTTCATCTAATGTAAACGCTAAAGGCGCTCACAGACTTAAATACACATTGACCCTTGCAAAACTAGACCTTGGTTCTGCCGCTGATGATAACTTTGTCGAACTCTTCAGAGTTCAAAGGGGTATCATTTCTCAGAAGGCAAGAAATACAGAATATTCTGTTCTTGGTGAGACTTTTGCAAGACGTACTTTTGATGAGTCTGGTGATTATGCAGTTCGTCCTTTCGATATTGATATTCGTGAGACTTTAAACGATGGATTGAACAACGGTCTTTATTCTGCTAATGCAAATACAGATAGTGGAAACACTGCATCTGAACAGTTGATGACAGTACAAGTTTCGCCTGGAAAGGCATATGTAAAGGGATATGAAATTGAAACCGTATCTCCATCATTCATTGATATTAATAAACCTAGAACTACAGCAGAGTTTGATAGTGCTGTTACTCCTATGGAAGTGGGTAACTTCGCAAGAGTTCAAAAGGTATTCGGTTCACCAGATCTTCACAGTGATGAAGAGGGTACGTCTGCAATTACTCCATATAAAACTGTATCTCTAGTTGATAAAGTAACTTCTACAAGAGGTGCAATTGCTAGTGGTGGAACAGTTCTTGGATTTGCTCGTGTTAAAGGATTTGAACACGAATCAAATAACCTTGGGTCAAGTACACATTACCTAACTAAAGCTAGTGTAGATAACGCTGAATTTAAATTATATCTTTTTGATATTCGTATGATTACGAAACTAACAGTCAGTGCTGCCCCATCACCTTCTAACAATGTTCCTATCGGTGCAAAGATTACTGGTGTTAATAGTGGTGCAACTGGTTTTGTAACAACTGGTACTACAAGTACAACTATCAATCTTATTACAACTGTTGGTACATTCCAAACTGGTGAAAAAATACTTTCAACATCAAGTGCTGAGACTGACCAGATTGTAGAGAATTCTTCAAACGCTGATATTACTATTAGTACAGTTACAGGTAGAGACTTTAGTGAAGTCAAACAAGTATTCATGGATGACCCACAAAGTGGTCAAGATTTTACTGCTAACCTTAAACTTTCAAACCAACTTAAACTTAGTGGTGTTGTAACAACAACTTCTGGCGACCCAACCGTAACTGGATTTGGTACGTCTTTCACTACAGAACTTAAAGCTGGTGATCATATTAACATTGACGGTGTTGGTGAGAAAATTGTTGCAAGTGTTACTAATGCTACAGAGTTAGAACTAACCACTAATGGTGGTACTGCACAAACTACAGTTGGTCTAACAAGATTGCGTGCTCAATTACAAGACCAAGAGAAAAACCTTTCTCTTAGAAAAGTAAGAAAAACAAATACAAAAACTTTAAAGACTGATGGTAATGGAAATGTTTCACAAACCTTTATTACTGTTCGTAAACAATTTATTAAAACATCAAACGGTTCTGGTATTATAACTTTCGGTGCTGCTACTGGTGAGACTTTCTCTGCAAAATCTAATGTAGATTATATTGCACAAGTATTGACTGCTGGTTCTGCAATCGGTGGTTCTGGTACAACAGCTGCTGCTGGTGATATTCTTAATCTCAACTCCACACTTGTTACTGCATTTACAATTTCTGGTAACTCACTTTCGATTACTGCCCCCGCTCTATTAGGTAGTGGTGCAGAAGTTAAGTTAGTTGCTACCGTAACAAGATCTGTGTCAGTTGAAAAAAGTAAAACTAAAAATGCTTCTCATCTTGTTCTTGTAGATAATGATGTTGCTGAATATGGTACATCTGCTAGACACAAAGATATCTCTCTTGGTCGTGGTGATGTTTATAAGTTACTCGCAGTATACGATTCGGAATCTGGTAGTAATCCAGTTATTCCACAATGGACACTTACAGGTGTGAGTGGAACATTCGTAAAGGGTGAGATTATTACTGGTGCAACTTCTGGTGTTACTGCAACAGTGGTTAATCCAACAACTCCACTTACTTTTGTACCAACAATTTCTACTGCAAATTTCACTTCTAGTGAAAAGATTACAGGTGGAACATCTGCCGCTACTGCAACTCTGGATACCTTTACTGCTGGTTCAAGAGATATTACATCTAGGTTTGAACTAGATAATGGACAAAGAGATAACTATTATGATGTCTCTAGAATAAGAAGAAAGGCTGGTCAAAGTGAACCCGCTGGTAAACTGTTAATCGTATGTCATTATTTTGACCACGGTACAGGTGATTTCTTTTCTGTAGATTCATATAGTTCAGTTGACTATAAAGAAATACCAGTTTATTCTGCTACTAGGGTTGACCCAGAGGTTAGAGAACCTACTGGTGAATATGACTTGCGTGATGCTTTTGACTTTAGACCAAAGGTTGCTAACTCTACTCAAACAACTTCTACTATTCAGAATCAAACTTGTTATAAAGTTACTGACTTTAGTTTTGACTTTACTAAGAGAACATTTAGTGGTGCTGGTGCATCTGAAATTCGTGTACCAAAAGATAATTCAAATATGTTATATGATTTTGAACATTATCTTGGTAGAATTGATTTACTTGCACTAACAGAAAATGGTCAGTTTAAGATTGTTTCGGGAACAGCTGCAGAAGATCCTGTCGCTCCCAAACCTTTAGAAAATGCAATGTTAATTGCTAAGTTAAACTTTAATCCATATATCTTGGATGAGTTTGATGCTTCTTTCACCAAGTCTGATAATAAAAGATACACCATGCGTGATATCGGTAAACTAGAAGCTCGTATTAATAATATCGAATATTACACTGCTCTTAATCTCTTAGAAAAAGATGCTCAGTCTTTAGAAGTAACTGACTCAGATGGACTTAATAGATTTAAGTCTGGATTCGTTGTAGACAACTTTGCTGGTCATGCTACTGGTGATGTTAAACATCCAGATTATCGTTGTGCAATTGATATGTCTGCTGGTGAACTTCGCCCAAAATATTTTATGAAGGGTGTTAAGTTGCTTGAAGAAAACTCAAACGATACTTCAAGAACACTAAACAATTATGCAAAAACTGGTGACTTGATTACGTTACCATATACTCATCAAATTGTAGCACAACAAGTTTACGCTTCTAGAGTTGAAAATCTTAACCCTGTACTTAACTTCTCATGGGCTGGTATCTGTACACTTTCACCATCTGGTGATGAGTGGTTTGAAACAGAACGTGCTCCAGATTTGGTTGTTAATAGAGAAGGTAACTTTGATACAATTCTTGCACAGAATAGGAATGCTCTTGGAACTATTTGGAATGCTTGGCAGACACAGTGGACAGGTGAAACTGTTATAGGAACAAATCAATTTAGAGATACTTCTTGGCAACGTGCTAGAAGACAAGTTCCATTTAGACCTGTTATTCAAAGAACTACGACTCAACAAACAGGTGTTGCTACTAGACAAGGTGTTCAAACAAATGTAATTGCACAGATTGATAGGGAATCCCAAGGTGATAGAATTATATCACGGGCAGTTATTCCTTTCATGCGTTCTGTAAATATTAGTTTCTCTGCTGTTGGTCTTAAACCTTTAACTAGAGTTTATCCATTCTTTGATAAGAATAATGTTACTTCACACACAACCCCAAATGGTGGTAGTGCTGGTGCTGCGTTGATATCAACTGCTAATGGTGACTTGAGTGGTACATTCTTAGTACCAGACCCAACTGTATCTGGTAACCCAAGATTTAGAACTGGTGAAAGGGTGTTTAGACTTACATCTTCTACAACTAATGATTCTACTACTGAACCAGAAACATTCTGTCAGGCAACATTCTCTGCTACAGGTATTCTTAATACTGTACAAGAAACTATCATTGCGACTCGTAATGCAAGAGTAGAAACTAGAACAGTTCAACAGACTCAAAATGTTGTTGGTCAAACAACAACTAGAGATGACGTTGTTGGTTGGTGGGATCCTCTTGCCCAATCCTTTATGCCACAGGCTGAAGGTGGTGAGTACATTACTAAGGTTGATGCATACTTCTCAACTAAAGATGCTAACATTCCAGTTACTTGTCAAATTAGAGAAATGCAAAATGGATATCCAACAACAAAGGTTCTTCCATTTGCCTCTAAGACACTTAATCCTAGTGGGGTTAGTTTGTCATCTAATGCTTCTGTTGCAACAACATTCATCTTTGATTCTCCTGTATATGTGAAGAATGGAACAGAATATTGTATCGTTCTTCAAACAGATTCAGACCAATATAAGGCATGGATTTCTAGAATGGGAGAACTTGATGTTGGTGGTACAAGGATGATATCAGAACAACCATATCTTGGTGTTCTTTTCAAATCACAAAACAATACTACTTGGACTGCATATGATTTTGAAGATTTGAAATTCACGTTATATCGTGCTAAATTCTCAACTGGTATTAATGGTGTAATGACTTTGGTTAACGAACCTCTTCCAGTTAAGAAACTAGAACCATCTTCAATAGAAACTTCAAATGGTAGTAATGTGGTCAAAGTTTATCATCGTGACCACGGTATGTATTCGACATCAAACAATGTGATTATTGCTGGTGTGGTTGCAAACGCTGGGTCTGCTGTAAATGGTATTCCAATCACAGAACTCAATGCTACTCATACTGCTATTTCAAATATTCAAATAGATTCTTATACAATCACAGTAAGTAGTAATGCTACTTCTACTGGAACTGCTGGTGGTAATAATGTTACTGCAACAGAAAATGCTCTGATAGATCAGTTGCAAACTCTTGTTCCAACTGTAGAACATCCAGATACTTCTCTGATTGCAAATATTAGAAGTACAAGTGGTACTTCACCTAGTGGAACTCAAACATCATTTAATTTACAGGCTGCTTCACAATCAGAAGTAATACCTATTAATGATGGTTATATTTTTGAAAATTCAAGATTGATTGCTTCTCCTATTAATGAAACTAATGAGTTATCTGGAAGTAAATCATTTAGACTTTCATTTACAATGGGAACAACAAAAGATAATCTGTCTCCTGTAATTGACCTTGATAGAAAATCAATTCTGACTGTAGCTAATAGGTTGGATAATGTGGATACATCTTCAGACGTATACCCAACAACATCGTATGTATCACCTAATGAACCAGATGGGGATAGTGGTGAAGCAGTTTATGTAACTCGTAAGGTTGCACTAAAAACTCCTGCTACATCAATCAAAGTAATATTTGATGCTGTAAGGTTTAATTCTTCTCAGATTCAAGTCATGTATAAAATACTTCGTTCAGATGATGCAAGTGATTTTGATGAATTGGGTTGGAGATACTTTAACACGGATGGAAGTCCAGACACTACAGTAAACGATTCAACTAATCAATATGATTTCCTTGAGAATACTCATAGTGTAGAAGACTTAGATGAATTCATTGCGTTCTCAATTAAGATTAGAATGCAAGGTACTAACTCTTCAGAAGTACCAAGAATAAAAGATCTTCGTGCTATTGCATTGGCGACATAAGATGGGTGATTTTTTAAAAGTTGAAGGACATGATGGACTAGTCAGAGACACCCATTCTAAAGCAATCATAAATACTAATGTAGGTGCATACGAGGCGGCTATCGCAAGGAAAAACATGGTAAAAAGACAAAAAGATGACTTGCGAAATGCAACTAGAGAAATAAATACTTTAAAATCAGAAATGCATGAAATTAAAGGTCTATTACTCCAACTAGTGGATAAAGAAAATGGCAGATAGAAGTGTAGCAGCATCCGATACCTTTGAGGTATTTAGAACCACATTTAATTCCCTTAGCACTGATGTTGGTGACATTGCTAATATCACTGGCGCTTCTGGAATCATTGCTTCTGCTTCTGACGTAATTGAGGCTGTAACTTTACTTAACACTGCTGTTGGTGGTTCAGACTTAGACGCTACTGCTGATACAGGTACTATTGCAATTGACTTAGATACTGAAGTACTGGCGGTTAGTGGTACTTCTAATCAGATTGTGACATCTGCTACAGGCAATGCAATAACAATTGGACTACCCAATGCTGTAACAATTTCTGGAACAATGACTGCTGGTAATCTACAAACTGCTGGTAATATAACAAACGGTTCTGTTAACTTGACATTTCCAGCAACAGGTGGAAATATATCAACAGAAGGATTTTCAATTGCCATTGGTGTGGCATTAGGATAATAAATAGGAACATAGGAAGAAAATAACATGGCTAATAATTTCGTAAACTCATTCACAAGTATTGTAACTGCTGGAGAGTATTATCAATCAAATGCAACTGATGCTAGTACAGGCCCACAAACAGTCTATACTGCGAATAATGGTTCTTCTGGTGTTAACTCAATTCTAATCGAACTGGATGCATCAAATACTGGTAACGCTTCAGTTGCTTTTTCAACTCTAATTCAAGATACAAGTTCAACACTAGGATCAATTACAAGTATTGTTTCATCTAGTGATGTTGCAACAGTAACAACTGGTTCTGCACATGGACTTAAAATTGGACAATATGTTAATGTAACAGGTTCAACTACAAACTATGTAAACGGTGTATATAAAGTTGCAAGTGTGCCAAGTACAACAACATTTACATACGCACAAAATGTTAATGCTGCTAACGGTACTGCCGCTGGTACGAAAGTAATTTTCAAAGCATTTCACATTGTTAAAGACGCTCCAATTCCAGCGGGATCAACTCTAAAGGTTGTTGCTGGACAGAAGGTTGTTCTTAACTCTAACGACAAGGTAATTTCATATGCAAGTGCTGCTAACGTAGACGTACTTGCTGGTATTCTACAGGACGTAACATAAAATGTCATATATCGGTGTTCAAAACGTAAATCGTGTAACACCTAGTTTCGTAAAAGAGGATTTTGTCGGAACTGGTGCAACAGCAGACTTCACTTTAACTAATGAAGTGCCAGGTGGTGAAGAACAAAACATCATGGTTGTTTTGAATAACGTCATACAAGAACCTGTAGTTGCTTATACGATTGTGGATGATTCAAGTAATCTTCCAAAAATTCTAAGATTTTCTGCTAACCCAGCAGCTGCTGATTCAATCTATGTTGTACATAGAGGGATTGGTTCTTATAATACTAAACCACCAGCTGGTTCAATTACTGCTACAGAATTAGATTCAAGTCTCAAGACTCTTGTTACTGATACCTTTACAGGTGACGGTTCTGATACAACATTTACAATGAGTGAAATACCACACGACATAAATTCTATTCTAGTTTTCGTTGACGGTATTCTTCAGAAGTCATCAACTAACTTTTCAATTAGTGGACAAGTTTTAACATTTACTGCTGCTCCAGATAGTTCTGCTGAGATTGAAATAAGACATATGGGAATTCGTTCTGTACAAAGAAGGTCTACGGATTATGTCTGTGACACCTTTACAGGAAATGGTTCAGCAACTACACAAACATTAAGTAATGCCACTTCTGCTAATAACGCATTCGTATTTTACAATGGAGTTGTACTCCAACCAGCAACTGATTATGCAATTAGTGGTTCAACTATAACATTTACATTCACACCGCTGAATGCATCAAACATAATGGTGAGGTATCAAATCTAATGGCAACTAACGCAAAATTAATCGCAGAACTTTTAGAATCAGATGGTGATGTTAAGGCCTCTGCTCTAGATAATGCAAACGTAGCAATTAAAGTTTATTCAGTTACACCACAAACCGTTTCTGGTGCGTCTGGTGTTAGTGTAGCAATCATTGGTGAGGGATTTGTAAGTACACCAAGTGTACATTTCATTTCTGCTCTTACTGGTGCTGTCAGCGCTGCTGGATCAGTAACTTTTAACAGTGTAGTAAAACTTACAGTTACAACACCACAATTAACAGTTGCCGATGAACCTTGGACTATAAGAGTTACAAATCCAAATGGTCAGTCTGCTGCAATAGAATCTATTCTTGATGCTGGTGGAAGTCCTTCTTGGAGTACTTCTGCTGGCCAAATTGGTGCTGATGTAATTCAAGGTAATTCTTTTTCTCAGTCGGTGTCTGCTTCAGACCCAGATGGTACTGCTGTTGTTTATTCAGAAAGTGGAACAGATGTTTTAACTGGTTCTGGTTCTGGTAAACTTGGATTTACAATTAACTCTTCAAACGGTGCAATCGCTGGAACAATGCCTTCATTGTCAAGTGACACAACATTTAACTTTACACTTGGTGCAAGTGATGGAGTAAACTTAACAACAAGAGCATTTAATATTGTTGGTAAATCTGGAACAGCAACAGTCAATTATATCTACGGTGGTGTAGTCTCCACTGTATATAATGGTACAGGTCATGCTAGTTCTGCTATGGCTGGACAAACAGTTCCTTATGGTATTGTGAGTGGCAGCCAAGCAAATGGTTACTATAATCACGGTTCTGCTAACTACAGTAACACTGATAGGGCAGTATATACGAGTGGATATTCTGGTACGCATGACGGCGCACATACTCAAGGTAGTAGTGAAATCTTTACTGCACAGGGTACTACAGATGGTCGATACTATTTCCGATGTGGTGGTTCTGGTTCAACTGGTGTTGGTATTTCTGTCGGTTGGTATTGGGGAAGATTGTATATTCCAGCAGACCACGATAGAATGAGAATAGAATTTTATGCACACAGTTATGCCTCTAATAACAATGCTAATGGTGGTGACATTTCGTTTACTTTGCATACAGCTGTTTCACAAAGTGCGTATGGATTTAATGGTACAGAAAATACTCCCACTGCTTCACCAGCAAGTGGTAGTTTAGCAAGAATGGGTGGTGCTGGTAGTTATGGTGGAAAGGCAACAGGAACAAGACAATTTGATGCAAATATCTCTGCGTCTGTTATCAACGGTGGAAATCATCAACTTACTGCATATGCATCTGGTGGACAATTTTCTAACAGTTATGCTGAGTTATATAGAGTATCAACTTATAACAGCGTCATTGGACTAGTAACATAATAGGAAAAAATAAATGCCAATTTCAAAAATTAATACAAAAGGATTAGGTGATAGTTCTGTAACCGCTGGCAAGATTGATGACGGTGCAGTTGTTACTGTGGAAATTGCTGATGATGCTGTAACTGGGGCAAAGATTGAAAACAATCCTACAGTTGCTGGTAATCTTGCAACTGGTGGAACACTTGCTATTGCTGGACATGGTTCTATAGGTAATGCTGGTACAGTTGCAGGCACAAGAGCATTGACAGTAGTTGGTGCAACTGATGGTACTAGTAGTTCAATACTCGTTGGTTATAATTCAAGTCTTGCACAAAAATTTTCAGTCAGAGATGATGGTTTTGCAACTATAGGAAATGGGTTATCTTTAACTGATGGCAACCTTGTAGTAGCAAGTGGTCATGGAATTGATTTTAGTGCTGGTGCTAATGCAGCTGGTATGACAAATGAACTCCTTGACGATTATGAAGAAGGCGCATGGACACCAACACTTGGTAATGTTTCAGCACCAACCTTTACCAGTAGAAATGGAACATACACTAAAATAGGACGTATTGTTTATCTTACTTGTGAAATA